CTAGCTGATCCTGCGACCGGTCCACACCACACGACCAATAATGGTGACGGCGCTCGCGTCGACATCGGGCCAACCCGGATAGGCAGGATTGTCGCTCAGCACCGAAAGCCGGTGGGCCGGACGCACGGCCAATCGCTTGACCATCAGGGCATCGTCCATGCGAATCACGTAAATTCCGTCCCGAAGGCGTTCGGCACCATCGCCGCGATCAACGAGAATATCGTCACCATCGCCCAGCGTCGGGACCATCGAATCGCCCGCAACCTGAATGATCGACAGCGCATCCGGGCTCGCGGAAAGCTTGCGCAGCCACGCGCGCTCGAATCCGATCTGGCCGCCGCGCCATTCCTCGCCAGTGTGTGATCCCGCGCCGGCAGAAGCGCCCAGCTTCAGTCGTGGCACGAGAATCGTCGACAGTGGCGCAGGCGGTGGGGACGGGCCGCCCAGTTCGGTTTCGTCGACGCCGAAATAGGCGGCGAGCGTGCGCCGGTCATCCTCCTTCAGCTTCTTCGGCACGCCACGCCGGAGGTACTGCTGGAAATAGGCTGCATTACGACCGAGCAGGCGTGAGATCGACAGGCAGTCGTCCCCACGCTCCTCCATCAATTTCTGCAGATGATTCCTGACGTCATCCATTTCCTATTTCCCTACGTTAGGAATTTTCCTTGCACAATAGGAAATGCCCTCGCAGATAGGAATTATCCTATCGTAATCGATTCGGAGTTGAGAAAGGGAGAGTTGAATGAACGTGCTGGGCAAGATCGAACGTCATTTGCGCAAGACTGGCAAAAAACCCACGCGCTTCGGCCGGGAAGCGGCCAACGACCCGCGGCTGGTTTTCGATGTAGCCCGGAAAAAATTATTGGGGAAAGTTCGGAAAAAATTCAAAGGCGGGATAGGTCAGTCGCGCTTACCTACCCCGCCAAACTCATAACCAAAACGGTTCGCTTATTCGATGAGCGTGTGTGCCCGGATGCGTCCGTAGATCGCCACCACGCTGGCAACGCCGGCGACGATCGCGTTGAGATGGGGCAGTGCGTCGGGCGCGATATTGACCCCAAACGCGGCAAGGATCGTGGCCAGCGCCGACACGGCCGAAGCCTGGATCGTGAGCGATGCAAACGCGCTCTTCGTCTGGTTGAATGACATGCAAATTCTCCTCGGTTGCAGGGCCGCTGCAGCACCCCTGAAACGGGGCGACAAGAGGCGTGTAATCGAGGTCCGAAAATGGGCTGCCGTTCCGCCCGCAGACGCGACGATTCGAGGGCTGAAATCATATCCAATCCTCGACCGTCAGAGACCATCTGGACTTGCTCGCAACTCGACGCTCATAAGCCTCCAAATCGACCAGGGTGCAATAGTGAACATTCTCCGCCGTCGCCACTGCCGGATCCTCCACCAGGAGCAACGGCTCGGTCGTCCGCCGCCTCCTGAAGATACCCCAGAGCTTGGCAAGATCGGTGTCGTCAAGATCACCGAACACCCATTTGAAACCAGAGGTCAGAACGCCAGAGACGGTGGCAAGACCGCCTCCCTCCAGCCGCGACCGGCCGCCCGTATCAAGCGGCTGACGGCCGGCGCCGATTTCGCGAGGCAAAGACGGCTTCCAGCTCTTGCCGATGACGAGGCAGCCGATGCTGTTGGTCGGCGCTCCGCCTGGTGTGATCGTGATTCGGATATAGCGGCCGTTGATCGTTGCGCCTGACACAAAAAGGGCAGGGCTTGACGATATGACGATGCCGTCCTCGGACAAGAGCCGCATCGCTGTTGCAGCAAGATAAGTGGTCGTCGTGTAGGTCGCGCCCCCCGTGATCGACCAGGTCGCGCCTGCGGCCGCGGTTACGTTCACAAGCGCGATTGTGTCCCAGTCAGTGGCTGCGCCAAGGTCGATGTCGATCGAGTAGGTCCCAGCCGCGCCTGTGTCGACAAAGACCTCGCGCGGATCCAGTTCGATTAGATTGGCAGGATCGACGCCGCGTGAAACGCTATATACTGGAGCCGCGCCTCCGAAGGTCAGTGCGAACGGCTCGACCAGGATCATGTCGCTCATGTCAGCTTCCTCAAGATATCGAGCCGCGTCACCCCGGAGCCATGGTCGACGCCACCGCCCAGGATGAAGACGTCAGCGCCAGCCGCATAGATGGTATCTCCCGCAATTTTGATCGTTCGCACACTTCCTCTGATCGCGGCCACGTCGATCTTCTTTGGCACCACGATTTGCTCCTGGACCAGCGGGCCGCCCCTGAATGCGATCTGCCGGTTAGCTTCCGCGATCGCGTCCGCTTCGATTGCAATTCCGCTCGATGCCGCGACAGCTTCGGCAAGGTCGCCCCAGCGCGTGGCAAGCGTCATATCGTCGACCGTGACAAGGCGCTCCGGCGCCTGCAGCCATTCAGCATATCCGGGATCAACTGCCACCGAGCAACTTCCTTCTCAACATTGCGGCCTCATCGGCATTTGATTTGGCCCGAATAGCGTCGATCGCGTCGAACCGCGCCTGACCTTCAGCCGTGGGATTGCGAACGTCATTCAGCTGTTGCCAAAGCGGCGAAATGGAGAGGCAGTCACGTTCGGCTTGCAGCTTGATCTCCGCCACCTTGACGGCCGTTATTGCCTCCTCGTCGGGGAGCCACGTGCCGGTCGCTTCGTCGAGAATTTCAAGGCGCAAGTCGCCAGGGCGATCAACCTGCACGGCACGGTCAAACCGCACGCCTGCCGCGTGCCTTGGCGCCGGATTCTCATCCTGGCACAGTTGCCCCAGAATCGCTCCGCCCTTGTCGAGCAACACCCACCATATATCGCTCATGGCTTGGCCTCATAGGTTATGGTCTCGCCCTGACACCAGATAGTCCGACCCGTGGAGCTGATGACGAACACCGTCCGAATATAGTATGTGCCGGGCGACACGGTGGCGTTCTGATTGATCGTAACGGAGCCGAATACCGGATCCACATACTCGCCTACGCCGTCGTAGAAGCCCTCCTTAGCTGTCGTTCCGGTGACCCCAGCCCCGAAGTCTGTCCAGGTTGAGTCGTCGGTCGAGTACTGATGCTTGAAGGTGCCGGAACGCACTCCCGTTCCGCCGGTCAGTTCGTAGCTGATCGTGGCGCTCGCATAAAGCTTCTCACCTGAGGCAACTACGAGAGTTGGATCCGCAGCCGAGTGGCACTTCGCATAGGTGGTAACCGCCGTCCCCTGGTTGGCAATGACCTGCGCAAGCTTGGAGCCTCCGCCCGGAGCTGCCCCGATGGTCTTCGTCAGCGAACAATCGACAGCCGCAATTGCGACGCCGCTGACGCTGACGGTCAGCTTGAAGGATATCTTCATCGCCCCGGTGTCGAACGCACTCAGGGTGACGTCGCCCTTCGTGCCCGACCCGTTTGTGTTATCGACGGATGCCGTCCCGCCGTCAGCGCCACTCGACCCATCCGAGAGCTTCGTGATCGCATAGGTCGTCGCATTGTCGAGCTTGATGCTGGTACCGTTGCGCTTGACCGAGGGAGAGAACTTGACCGGCATCGTGCCGATCAGCGCGCCCAGATAGTCTGCAGCGATGGTCTTCTGCTGCACGATGTCGACGACTGGGACAGCGGTCAGTGTCACGTCGGCTGCAGGCTGCGTCTTGGCGACGCGCGGAGAGGCCAATTGGATCGCTGCACCGGCGACTGACCCGCTCGCGAAGAAGTATATCCGAGCGCTGGCCGATCCGGCAGGAACTGCGATCGTGCCAGAGAAGGCCACCCATGAACCTGTCGAGCCCGGCGTGAACACATACGACCCGTCCGCGACTGCCCCACCAACAGCGTTGGTGAAGTTCACATAGCATCCGATATTCCCGGCGGTGTTCCCCGTGAGCCTTTTCACATAGCCTGATACGAACAGGACTGAGGCACCGTTGAGCGGTATGTTAGTCCCGTTGTTGGCGAAGAAGTCCGTCTCGCCCGCAACGACCGGGAAATTGAACAGGTAGGACGCGGGATCACCTGCCGCACCGGCCACACGCGAGGCCGATCCGGAGATTGCCCATTGGTCCGTCCCGTTGGCTAGGTTCGGGTTGGCGATCATGTTGTCGGACGCGGTCGCGTAGGGATCAGGCTTGCCAGCACCACCAGTCCCCGCCCCGAACGGTATCTGCTCGTACATGTAGAAGTTGTCGAAATGGAGCTTCTGCGGTCCGTTCGTCCAGTTGCCTACGGAGGCGCTGATCCAGGTGACCCCCGCCGGCACGGTATATGAAAATTCGTAGTCCACATAGGACGTGGATACAGGCCCATTCCCGACGAAATCTGTAACACTGTTCCTATTAGTGCCGTCAACGTAGCCGGATGATGGCTCAGAGGTCTTCTCCTGGATGCGCAGATACAGGCCCTGGGTAGTGACTGAACTGGCGACGATGGAGACCCTTACGAGATAGGTGGTCCCAGGCGTTACGGGAAAGGCCCGATTGTTCGCAAATAGCGTTCCTGCCCCGGCTGAGGGCTTTTCCAGGATAATACTTCTCTTACCGCTGCGGGAATTGTTATCGACGCACTGTATGAAAGTTCCAGAGCTGCTCTCGGTCTGCAGCCACCCGGTGGGGTTTAGCTGCGGAGAGGCGTCAAACTCGCCGTCACCGTTGAAGACGCGGTTGATTCCTCTCGTCGAGAAATTCTCTGGCTTGCCGATGCCGCCTTGGTTCGGCCAGCTGTTGTCCGTCGCCGGGCCGTATCTCAGGCCAAGCAAGCCTATGCCATTGTTGTACGGGGTCCACTTGCCATAATGGACGAGGCTCGGGTTCGCCGCCATGGAGGGGTAGCCCGCAATGTCCTCCGCATAATAGCCGCCACCCATGTAGATGTGGTAGCGGAAGCCATCGTAGCTCAGGATGACCTTGCCCGTCAGACCAACGGTGACCGTCGTACTGATCAGCGTCGTTCCGTTCCGGAATACCTGCAGTGACCCGGTTCCGGAGATGTACTCAAGGTGAAGCTCTTGATTGGCCGGCGACTTGTCAGTCGCACTCGTGTCCAGGGAGAGGATCGTGTATTGGTTGCCCGGATTTATGTCGCATTCCACGAAGCAGGCGCCGACCATCGCGGGGCTCCGGACCATCGTCTCGTAGCTGGTCACGCCCGTATTGTTGTAGATCGAGTTCCCACGAATTAATGGGGGGTTTGCTCCTATCGCTACGGGAGCGATGCCCGCTGCCTGCCACACGTTGTCTGGGTAAGCCCCGAACTGGATGTTCGAGACCTTGTTGCCTACATCGTACCCCGCGAAGCCGGGCTGTATCCTAAGGCCGGGAGCAGCTGACCTCTGATCAACCTGAACACCGTCAGCGAAGACACGGAAGTAGTTGCCGTCATAGGTGACCATCCACTGCGTCGAACCCGTGAAACCCGTCCCCAGGTCGAGATTTATGCCTCCTCCGTAGTTGTAGCTGCGCCAGTGCCCGTCGCCGGAGCGATGAACGGAGAAGTCGAGGTCGCCGTAATTGCCTCCGCCATTGGCGTGTGAGGTCAGACCTCCAAACGTGTTTATCGTGTCGAGGGTGAAGGACACGAAGGCTGAGCCGACCTGCACATCAGATCCGTAGGCATTGTAGTTCCAGGCGCCGCCGTTCGCGATCTTCTCGACCGTGTTTCCGACGAACTGGTACGTTCCGGCGTTCTGGTTGTAGAGCTGCAGGGTGGTTCCCGCATTGTCGGCCGGCCTTCCGCTCCCCGTGACTTCGCTCCAGAACAACGATGCGGCTATGTCGCCCCGGCTCATCACCATGTTGTTCTGGCGCCACCCAAGGGTTAGCCGCTTGACCGGCTTGTGAGTCTTCACCCTTACGGCCCTGGAGGCGGTGATGTTGCCCGCGCTCGCGCCAAAGGCCCAGGCGCCAAACTCCATCTCGCCGGATGATTTCATGCCCCACCACAAAGACACGCCCGAAAGCAGGCGCGTGATGATCTCGCCCGCGCTGCTGTCGTCCGAAACCAGCAACCCGCTCTCGATGTTGCGGAGCGCGCGAGCAGCCGTGAGCGACGCGGCGTTGACCGCAGGCCCGTTGACCGCGGCGACCGCCCACGCAGCGATATCGGCGGGCCGGTCGACATATCCCGAACCGATCTCGCCGCGCAGGTCGCAGCTCAACTTGCCGGGATTGGCGAACCACCACTTGATGCAGCCGATCGACGGCGCGATCGCCGCGCCGCCCTGGGGAGCAGAGGCCGCCTGAAGCGCCGTCAGCGTCGCTGCAATCGATCCGGCCCAGGCGACGGTCGTGAGAGACGATGCGGCGTTCCCCCGGTCATAGACCTGGTCTATCGCCTGCAACGGCCTTGCAGGATCTGTTGCAACCCAGATGTTCGTCGCCGGATCGAGCGACCAGAGCTCGACATTGCGGCAATTTCCCATCGCCCGGCGCTTCGGCCTGCCTTTCAGTTCGGCAACGCCCTCGATCCCGCCCGTCCCCGCGAAGACCGCACCGGCTAGTACGGGCCGTGCGAGGTCGACGGCAGGATCCGCCATCTGCAGGGTAATCCGCCCAGGCTCCGGCAGGGCGTCGGCAATGCGCCCTGACAATACGACGCTGTAATCGGCATCGAGACCGCCCTCTGGGCCGCTATAGAGCGTGAATGTAGCGTCCCGCCAGTAATAGGCGGCAAGGATGCCGCTGCGTTTCGCCGTACCGCCCCAACGCAGCTCGAGGGCCTGGACGATCGATCCTTCGCCGAACTCCCCATCGTCGAACCCGAGCCGCTGGACGATCGATGGCGGCTCCTGAAGGCCTGCCCACCAGCTGCTCGCCCCAAGCTGCTTGAAAGCACTCCTCCCGCCGCCTGCAAGGCGCACGGTCACGGTGGCGCCGGTCGCGGCAATGCGCGGCGTAACGACGAGGAGCCAGACCGTCGCCGGCCTCAAAACAGCCTGCCGATATTGCCGGCCACGCCGAATCCTGCCCCGAAACCGGTGACCCCGCCAGCCCCGGCAATGCGGCCGAGCAGTGCGATCATCTGCGCATTCTGCGAGTTCGCTTCATCGAGCAGCGTGTTGGAATCGGTGATGAGCTTGGCGGTCGTCGCTTCGTCGGTCCCGGCATTCTGGCGCGCCTTGTCCTGGGCGGCCTTGATGTCGGCCGTAGCTTGCGCGATGATTGCCTCGGCACTCGACTTGATCCCCGAACGATCGCCGGCGAACTGCGCGCCTGCCGTCCCGAAGGCCTCAAGGCTCACCTGGTAAAGCTGGTCGAGAACCTCGGCGAGCTTCGCCGCGGCCTGCGGGTCTGTCGCTGCCTTGCCTTCGAGCTCGGCCTTTTTGGCAAGCAGGATGTCGCGCTTGTCGAGCAGCGTTCCCGAGGCCTTGTCGCCGGAGATCAGTTCCTCGAGCAGGTTCTTCAGCCCGCCCGTCGCCTGGCCGATCGCATCTTCCAGGATCGAGGTCCGCTGCTCCTGGTTCTTCTTCTCAAGCTCGACAACATCGAAGCCGTATTTGGTGGCAAGGCGCAGCCGTTCCTTGGCCTGCCGCTCGAAATCGACAAAGGCCTTGCGCGAGACCGAGCCGAACCCGCCGAGCAGCTGCTCGATCTCGTCGACCTTCAGGGCCTCGCGCAGCGCGCGGTCGACATCGGTGGAGCTGGCCAATGCCTGTTGAACGCGCGACGAAAGGCCGCTGATGACCATGTCCTTCAAGGCATCGGCCAGCGCAAAGGCGGCTGCACCAGCTTCATCGCCCTTGGCGAATTTCACGACGCCGGCGCCCTTGGTCCGGTTCTGGCCTGTGGGATCGACAACGGGTTTGCCTTTGCGGATCCCGATCGAGACGGAAGGGTTGCCGGTTATGACACCGCCGAGCTGCTCGGCTATGTTCTGCAAGCCACCGATCACCGTCGAAGCAAGACCGGTGGCTTGTGCCTTGAACGCGGCACTGTTTCCGGCTGCCGTTCCGACGGTCAGCGCGCCGTCGGTCAGGTTGATCGCGGCTGATCCGGTCTTCGTCTTCTTGAACAGTCCGCCGACGACTGAGCCAAGAACCGCCCCTATCTGCTTCGCGAAGGGAATGGGCACGAATGATCCGATGGCGGAGCCAATCGCAGCGCCTGTCTTGGACCCCTTGATCCCCAGGGCGTCGGTGATGCCCTTCCCGAACTTCGCGCCCGCAAAGGCCGTGCCAAGCGTCTGCCCGAGAGTGTCGCCGAACGATCCGTTCTTTCCGAACACGCTGTTGAAAAGCTTGCCGATGTCCTTGCTGAAATCGGCTCCAAACGCCTTTTGCCCCTGGTCGAATGCTTTGCCGAAACTGCTGTCAGGGCTCACAAGATTTTCAAGCGGCCCGCCAGGCCCGAATATCTGATCGAACGTTCGCCCGAGCTTCCCGCCCAGGAAGTCGGCAATCGCGGCGGCCGCATCGATCCCATAGGTCTGGAATTCTTCCGCGCCCTCGCGACCAGCCAACTTCATCATTTCGGCAAACTCGGGAGAAATCTCCTTCATTCGCTCGGTCCAGCTGTTGGCGGCCTCGTCGACGGCAGCAGCCAGATCTTTGGCTGGATCAACTCCAACGCTCTTGTAGAAATCGTCAGATTCCTTGCGCAGTTGCTCACTCGCGCGTTTCAGCTCGTCGGCCGATGCCTGTTCGGAGAACGAGACGAACTCGCCGACGCTGATCTTGCCGGCGTCGCGCAGGCGGACGAGCTTTTCCAGCGTCTCGGCATAATCCTCGGCCGCTGCCCGCGCCGGATCATAGGCTCGGCGGACTTGCTCGAGGTCGCGCTCCAGCTCACGCTGCGCGGCCGCCGCCTCTCGGGCCTCTACCGATGCGCGCGAAGATCCACCGCCACCGCTTCCGCCACCAGCGCCGCCGCGAAGTCGGGGGGCGGGAGGTTGGGTGCCGAACGTAACACCCTGATTCTGCTGGTTGGCAATCGCCTTGAGGCTGACCGACGATTGCCGCTTATCGCGCTCGCGCGCCTTGATCAGCTCGGCGGCAGTCTGGCGCAGCTCCTGCATCTGGCTCTCGAACTGTCCGGAAAGCAGGGCGCGCTGACTGCCGCCATTGGCTTGCAGCCGGTCCCTCGTGCGCCGTGCAGCCCGGGCCTGCGAATTGAAGTCTGCCTCGACCTCCCCGGTTGCACGCGGCGCGCCAAAGGCTGCCTGCCTCACTTCGTCGGCGGCATTTCGGGCGCGCTGCGCCAGGCTCGACATCAAGCCTATGAGCCCTTGAACAGGGGCGGAGGCAGAAGCCACCGCGCCTATCCAATCACCGATCGCCGATTTCAGCTCCCCGAATGCCGCGCTTGCGGATCCCGGCTGACCATGGACCTTGCCCGCCAGCGCCTCCATGAACAACTTCTGCGCTTCGGCGGTCTTGCCGGCGAAGATGAGCGATTCGATCGTCTGGCGCGTGTTGAGGTCGAGAAACTGGAAGCTGGTCGCCAGGAACCTGGCATCGCCTGCGCCAAGCGACGTGAATGCGGCGGCGACCTCGTTCGTGTTCGCCACCACATCGCCGCCAAATGTCGAGGCCATGAGCGCGCCGAGCCTGGTCAATTCCTCGAGCTGTTGGGCGGTGAACTTGCCGGTCGATACCAGCGAAAGGCTTGCCTGGCGGACATCCTCGAACGCCTGGCCGCTATCGGCGGCGATCTTCGAACTCGCGCTGGAGATTTCCTCTGCCGAGATCTGCCAGCCGAGCCCGGCCTTGGCGATTTCCTGCCGCGTGACTTTGAGCTTCTCCTCGAAATCCGCCGCCTTGTTATAGGCAATGACGAACCCGGCGCCCGCAGCCACGATCGCGGCTGCGAAGATCGCGACCGGCGCTGCCGCTGCCGCCATCGCCGCGCCGCCGCCTTCGGCCGCCGTTGCAAGGCCGCCCAGCTGGCCTGCCGTGCGGCCAACCGTACCACCAAGGCCAGCGAGCGAGGGAAGCCCGGTCTTGACCGAACTAATGAGGTTGGCGATTCCAGCGCGACCCGAACCGCTGGCCTGCGCCATTCCCGATAGCTCGGTCTTGGCCTTCGATGCGGCACTGCCAAGCGTGTGCGTGTCGCTTGCCGCCCTGCGGCTCTCAGTGCCAAGCTGCCGGTCGGCCTGGGCGGCCCTGGTCGCGGCCTGCGCTTCGCCCTTCAGTTCGTTCGTGGTCCGGCGCGCCTCCGAGCCCAGTGCCTTCGTCTCGCTGGCAGTCCCCTTGACGCTTCCCTTGAGCGCGTCGATCTCCTTCTTCGCCTCGCGCGAATCGCGGACGAGTTCGCCCCCGTTCGACGTGATCCGGACGGCAATCGCAAGATCGGTCATTTGGCAAACACGGCGATTGCCGCCGCCTCCATCACGCGCAAGTCATGGAACATGGCGGGGGTGAACGGCAGGCCCGCGGCGGTGGCCGTCGGCCCGATCGCGGCATAGTCGATCCCCAGCCTCACACCCAGCATAGGGTGGAAGCGCCACTGCGTATCGAGGGCAAGAAACAGGGCCACAACATCCGCCTCGTCTGGACAAACACAAATCCGCTCTTCGCCCGATGCTCCCTTCCGGCGCGCCAGATGCGCGGCGATCGCGTCGGCATTCGGATCCTCGTCATCGGCCTTGCCGCCGCGCCCGCCGGGACTTGCCCATCTGCGCGCGACGGCCCTCAGTTTTTTAGCCGCGTCTCCGGCGTGCCCGTGACGCAGCTCTTGTACGCACGAAGCGCTGCATCGAAGACGCCCGGCATGTTGAAGAGCGTCTCCAGCCCGTCCTGGCTGAATGCGAGCGCCTGGCCATCCTCATCGCCCACACCGCGCCAGTCGGCGATCATCGGAGAAAAGGCCCTGGCCATCGCAACGCTCATTGACGTGGCATCGCCGAGTATATCCGGTTCGTTGCCGAGCGTTTCGGCCGCGCGCAGCACGCCGATCAGCTCGTCGACCGACTTGATCCGGAACTGAAGTTCGATCGAGACTTCCTTGCCCTTGCCGCCGTCTTCAGCCGGCACCATCCACTTGACCGGCCACCAGGCCCGCCGCTCCTTTACGAGCTTGAACATCGTCCTCTCCCTATTTTGCAGTGAAGAGGAGATCGTCGGCGCCGGCGCTGGTCGTCACCAGTGTCGCCTCGATCGAATACATGAGGATATCGTCCTCATTGGATTCGGAGATCTTGTTGATCTGGAGGTTCACCGAATCGACCTGGACGATAAAACCGGCCGCCGTGCCATGGATCAGCTGGACCGCGATCCTCGTCCCTGCGGCGAGCGTCGCGAAATAGTCCTTGGTCGCATAGCTGGGCGCTTCGCACTCGATGGTTACGCGCATCTTGTGATTGCCGCGCTGGACGTAGTTGGCGCCGACCAGGTTCCTGAGCTTGATATCCGCGTTGGCGGAGCCCTTGAACGATTTCAGGATGGCGGCGAAGCCATCGAGCGTGAAGCTGGTATTGGTCGTGTTGACCTCGAGCGGGTCCGGCCACGCGGTGAGCGTCGCCGCACCGGGCGTTGCCACACTGCGCGGCGTTGCCGACGGAACCAGCCCCATGAAGTCGAAATTGAGGAACGGAAAACGCCCTGCGGTAAAGTCAAACCCGAAATCGCCGCGCGCGCCCGTGGCCTTGCGCAGCTGGTTCCCGGTCCAGTTGTAACCGGAGATCGAGGACAGGGCGACGCCTGGAAGCGCGAACTTCTGCTCCGCCTTTACGGTTGCCGTGAGAGTCGGCGCCGCCATACCGCAGGCTTCGAGCAATTCCATCCAGCGCGGCGCGGTGCCGGCAGCTCCCGCCCCCTGCAGCTCGCACTCGAACGAAAAGGGCTGGCGCTTGTTGGTGGGAACACCGGCGGTACCCCCCCGGCTGGCAAGATCGAGCTCGCGCTCGAGAATGTCGACCTCGACCGGCGTCCATTTGAGGTTACGGGTCAGGATGGCGTTTGCCGCGAGTGTCGGCACGATATCGGTGTTGTAGACGGTCTCTTTCTTGGCCGCCATCAGAGCATAACTGTCAACCATTGGGCGTCTCCGGGTCGTTCATATCCTTGAAAGCAGCGAACGGATCGAGCGCGTCATCGATGCCCGCCTTGAGCCCTGAGAAATCAGCGCCGGTCGACGCGGCAACGCTGGCCGCGTCGGCATCGCCCCATCCCTCCGGATCCTCGTTGGGATCGGTCTTGCCAAGTGCCTCCAGGCGCCTTGCGCGTTCGGGCCCGACAAGCGGGAGACCCCAATGGTCGAGCTCGAACCCCGATGCATCGCGCGGGCGATCTGCGGTCGGCTCTTCCTGTGTCGTCTCGGGGGCCGTGATCGGCTTGGGATTGCGGGCCATTTGTCAAACCTTTCTGATATGGTAAGGGGCTCTAAAGCTCATCGACCAGACGAGTGCCGTTCCGTCCACGGACAGGAGCGAGCCACCCGCATAGGTCGCAACGTCGCTGGCATCGGGATGCTTCCAGCCGACGAGCTTGCCGAAAATCCTGTCGCGCCAGTCCTGGAGATCCTCGGAGATCTTGGTCGCCCCGGCGCGCCGTGCGGAATCGAGGATAATCACGACCGCCCAGGTCTCGGTGACTTTCTGGTCGATCGCTCCCGACGCATAGCGATTGGCAGCGGCCGTGTCGGACTGCGGAACCACGAAACACGCCGGCATCCGGCCAGGCACATTGCGCAGGCCTGCGAATTCCAGGGCGCCCTGCAGCGTCACGAACCCGAGATCGGAAAGCTGGTCGATGATCGGTTGCACCCTCATGACACAGCCCCTGCAGGGCCGGATGCATCGGGGTTGAACGCGCGGTTCAGATGGTCGGCCAGGATATCGAGGATGGCCGCCTCGCTTTCGGCATTGAACCCGAGATAGGGCCGCGCCGGAATGTTGACGGCGCGCTTCGGCCCGAAGGGCGTTTTCAAGGCCTTGGAAGACTTGGGGGTTATCCGCGCGCCGAACTGGTGGACGGCGGCATAAATCGCAGCGCCACCCGAAGCCTCAGGGCCGGCTGCAGCATAATCCTTCCCCCAATCCTCCTTGATCGAGCCGAACAGATCGCCGCTATCGACCAGCGTCAGCCCGCCCTGCTCGCGCGCGCGCTGCGATTGTTTCCAGGGCAGGCCATCGGGGCCGCGCTGCTCGCGAAAGCGGAAGCGGGTCGCGGTCACCAGGCGCCGGGCAATCTCGGCCATCGCCGCTGTCTGGTCCTCGCCGAAGCGCGCGGCTGCATCGAGTGCAGCCGTCACATTCTCGCTGATGTCGATATCGACCGCGATCATCAATAGTCCGCCAGATTGTCGGGGTAGGTGCGCCCGCCCGAATGCCAGTCGATCGGCGCGTCGCTTGCGGCCGAAGCGGCCGTGACGCCTGCGGGGAGCGGCAAGGGCAGCGCGCCGCTCGATATCCGCTCGAGCTTGCGCCGCTGGACCTTGGCCTGCTCGATCACATGGTCGGGCGCGCCGCGCCTGTACATCCGGACGGCGGCAAGATCCGCGACCATGGCTTTCAGGATTGCAGGCACGACCGCGATCGGCAGCGCATAACGCGCGGCAAGCTCTGCCTCGACCTCTGCCTGCGCGTCGGACAGCGCCCCCACCAGGAACTTGCGGTCCATGACGCCGGCGCCGCTCGCATCGGTTGCGGCAATCGCCTCATCGAGCCCGAAGCGGTCGACGAACTCGATGATCGAGAGATAGGCAGTCGCGCCGTCAGGCATCGTCCAGGCCGGATCGATGACGGCGACCGTGATGAGGCGTTCGATCAGGCCGGCTGTGGCTGTGTCGGCGCGCACGACGATATCGTAACGCTCGCCGTCGGTCCCGCCCGTCAGGCTCAGGGAAACGGCGCCGGAGACGATCGATGCGACGGCCGCGACCTCGCCCGCACCCGGCACAAGCCCCTGCGGCTGGACGACCGTTTCGACGATCGCGGTCGCGGCGCTTTCCAGCGAAAGCGTCTTCGCCCAGGCGGCGGCAGGATCCTTGATGAACAGCTCGGCCATTTTCTGGTTCCAACCAATGACCGGTGCCAGTCATATGCCTGGCACCGGCCCACTCGCGGGGTTATGGGTTAAGCGGTCTTGTCAGCCGGATCCGTCGCAGCCTCGGCTTTGCTCTTCTTTTCGGTCTCGAACTCGCCGATCACGCCGAGGCCAAGGAGCGTGTCGCACGCCTCGTCTTCGTCGCGGGAAAATTCGATCTTCGATCCGATCGCATAGTCCTTGAGATTGTGCTGGACGGGAAAAATCACCTTGTAAGCCATTGAGTGTCTCCGGTTGGATCGGGGGCGCAGTGCTGGCGGGCCGCCCTTGCGGGACGGCCCGTCCAGGTCATGCGACCGCGTTCTGGATGAAGTAGCCGGCCTGCGGCGCGATGATGCGTTCGCGCAGGCTCTCGCCGGTGCGCACGCCGATCCCGCCGCGCATGCCCATGTTGCGGTCTTCCCACTGCGAGGCGACGCGGTCGCCGAACTGGAAGCTCGCCCCGAAGGTGACCGTCCGGGCATCGACAACAGGCGCGTTGTAGTGAAGCGCGATGTGCTTGCCCCAGATCCGGCCAAGCGACACGGCCTGCCCGCGCTTCGCGGTATTCCGTCGCGAGTAGCCGACGTTGATCCGCTGCAGCTCGAACAGCTGGGCCACCTGTTCCTTGGTGACGATGCCAGCCGTCGCGGCCGAGCCGTAGATCGCCTGCACCATCTTGGGATGCGTGCGCAGCTGCGTCCAGACTTCGGTGTTCATCGTCATGTCGGTCGGGCGCATCAGCGGCTGCTCGAGATAGCCGAGGATCCCGGTCACAGGATCGGAGTTGACCTTGTCCGAATACTGCCCGGTTCCCGAAAGCGTCACCTGCAGCGTCGCATCGAAATTGGCGGCCGTGTGAAGGATCGCCGCCGCCCGCGCCTCGCGATCGAGCGCGATCGCTTCCTGAAGGAGCATGACTTCATTGTCGAGCGGGTTGTAGCGCGCGTCCGAATTCTCGATATCCTCGAGCGGCACGCCACCGTCGAGCGCGAAATCCTCGCAGAAGTCCGCAACCTCCGTGCCGTCCATGACGAGCTCGTTGGGCTTGGAGCGACGGCCGACGCGGGTGTCGGGGACATTGAAGAAGGTGTCCGTCGCATACTGCATGAACGTGAACTTCTGCTTGCCCACCCGCACGCGCGGCAACACGATGTCGGCGATATAGCCGGCATTCTTGTACGCGACCGCGATCGCGGTGAGATCGGGATCGATGGGATAGGGGGAAAGTTCCATTTTGAGCTCCTGAAGAAAAAGAGAATAAGGCTATCGGGCAGCGGGCCCGGTCAGCCCTGCATCACCGAGGGCGAGACCATGACCGAGCCGATATCGCCGGCCACGCCAGAGACGGTCGCAAAACCGATCACTTGCGCGTTGACGCCGGCGCCAGGCGCGGCCGCGACAGCCTTCCCCGTCGCGTCGGACGTGACCTTGGCGCCGCGCGCGATGGTGCCGCCATATTCGACTTCGGCAATGCCGCTCATGATCACGTCGCAGGGCTCGCCGATCGCGCTGTCGATCTCGGTCGAAACCCCGATCGAGAGATCGGTCGAAGCGGCGCCCAGCAAGACGGCAGTGTCGGCCGCCCCGAACTTGACGATGCGGCGCTTGGTGACGGCGGCTTCAGCCTTGAAAGCCTTCACCAGCCCGGGGGACAAACCAGCCATTACTTCTTCTCCTTCTTGACATGGCGAACAGCTGCCGCCGCTGAAACGGTGATGCCGAGCCTTGCCTGCTCCTCGACATAGGATTGGGCGCGCCCGGCAAGCTCGACAGGATCGATCTCGCCGTCCTCATCCGCCTCGTTGCCGGGCTTGGCATGTTCGCCTAGGCTCACGAGCGGCTGGGCCGCGTCGAACAGCTTCTTGAAGGCCACGACCGGACTTTCGGCCTTGTCGCCCTCGCCGAAACTCAGCGGGCTTGCGCCTTCAGCTGCAGCCGCGGCGCCCAGCGCATCGATCAGGAAGATCACGCGATCCTTGGCGGGCGGCGCAAGCTTTGCCTGGGAGACGAGTCCCTCGGCAAAAGACACCGCATCGGCATGGAGATCGGCCGAAGCCTGCTTGGCGGCCTTGGCGCGTTCGGCGGCAAGCGCATCCTCGCCAGCCTTCAACGCGGTTTCGCGAGCAACGATATTGGCCTCGCGCTCGGCGAACGAGATTTCTTCGGGAGTCTTCACTGTCTTCTCCTTGGGTGTGGAAAGTTCGAGCTCGATCGTGGTGCAGCCGGATTGCTGGGCCTCCGAGAAAGACACCGGCTTCAGACCCTTAACCGCAGGCGGAGCTGCGCCGAGGAACCCGATATGCTTCAGGTAAAATTTGCCCGGCTTCGGATTGGCCGGATGGTCCTTGGGATAGAACTGTGCCGAGATGCGCTTGTAGCGCCCCTTCGCGACCGCTTCGGCAAAGGCCGGCTCGACCTCCCCCACGGTCGCGACCAGGCGGTCACCCTCGATCGACAGGCTCTCGGCCCAGCCCCATGCCGGGTCATCGAGCTTGGGATGCCCGATCACGGCCGGCGCGGGATCGCTTGCCGGATCGTAGGAAGAGGCAACGCCCGCCAGGTCGTCGGCGGTAAAGCTGACCGTCAACCCCTCGACACTGGTGAAGGTGCCGGGCTTGAAGATCTCGATCTGGAGTTTTTTCGCAGTCATCGAAAGCGGGACTAGCCGCGCTTCGTGGCCCCCGTGCCGTTCCGTTTGCGGAACGGCAGCGATTCTCAGGTGCCGGCGCATCAGGTGCCTCAATTCATCGAGACGCGCAACACCGGAAATCGCTGCATGGCCCTTGCCTATCCCGAACCACTTGACGACGAAGGCAATATCAACGTGCACGAAACCGGCGCGCTGGCGGGCCTCGGCTTTTCGATACGCGAGAATGGCCGCGTCATCGATGCGTCGGCCATGCCGCTCTTTTTCGAAGTGCCCGAGGTCTCTTTCAGAAAGGCCCTCGTCGCGCACCCGACCGATGCCAAGGCCCGTTGGCTTTCGCTGACCAAGGCCGAATGCGCCGGGATCCCTCTGGCCGGTGCCAAATATGTGATCTTCGATGAAACGGGCGGACAGCCGATCGACCTCATGAAGGGCGAATTCAGGAGATACCGGTGACGGGCCAGATCCTGACCATCGAGCGCGTCACGCGCAACCTGATCGTCCAGCGCGGGCCGTTGGCGCTCGTCATCCAGCGCAACGGCTTGCCCGGTGCTCCTGGCGGCGGCGGTTCGGCAGCCCCGGTCCGGTTCGACCAGGCATCGGCGCTCGCCACCTGGACCGTGAACCACAATCTCGGCCGCGAAGTGACGCCGCAAATCTATTCTCTTGGCGGCGTGATGCTCGCCGCGGAGATCCTGCGCGTCTCATTGAACCAGTTCCAGGTCCTGTTCGACGTGCCGACAGCCGGCTTTGCCCTCTATCACTAGGAGATTTTGACCATGTCCATTCCCCTGAAGCGCCAGATCGATGCGGAAAGCCGGATCCCCATCATCAACGCGCCTGCCGCAAGCGCCGCCGGCCAGCTCGTCGAATATGCGCAGTGGCAGGCAGCCCTTGAGGGCAATGCCTGGAAGGACAATGTCCGCGTCGCCTCGCAGGTGAACGTCACGATCGCCTCGCCGGGCGCGGCGATCGACGGGATCACGCTGGCGGCCAACGACCGGGTCCTCATCAAGGCGCAGACCGCGCAGACCGAAAACGGGATCTATATCTTCAACGGCGCTGCAACGCCGATGACCAGGTCGGCCGACGCCAGCACGTTCGACGAGCTCGAAAACGCCGTCGTCATGGTCGACGAAGGGACGTCCGCAGGCGTCCGCTTCCGCCAGACGCAGGTCAATGGCGTGATCGGCACCAACAATGTCGTCTTCGCGGCCGACGGTTCGGCGCCTTCGGCAACCGAGCTTGTCTCGGGCATTGCCGAACTCGCGACACAGGCGGAGGCCGATGCCGGAACAGACGACGCGCGGATCGTGACGCCCCTTAAACTCGCGACCTCGCCCTGGGCGCGAAAGTCCTTTACCCAGCTGATCGGCGATGGCTCGGCGACAAGCATTGCCGTTACCCACAATCTGGGGACCGAAAGCGTAATCGCGGCCGTCTATGAAGTTGGCGGCTCGAAGCGGCGCGTCCTGTGCGAAGAGCAGTACACCAACGCCAACACGCTGACGCTCGTCTTCGATGCGGCGCCGGCGGCGAACTCGTTGCGCGTCCGGATCATGGTGTAACAGCCGGTGGGTATTCCCGTTCTTCGAAATATTGTCCGGCCAGATGCCGGGAATGTGACCAGCTCTCCGGACCTTGTCGTTCAGACTGTCATATCTGGCGGCGGCTCTGTTATCACCACTGGCGCCAAATCAGATGCGGACATTTACATTCCATTCGATTGCACGATCACGGGATGGACGATCCTGGGAGATGGCACACAGAGCGGTTCGGCCGTCATTGATATCTGGCGAGACACTTACGCGAATTTTCCGCCCGTGGTGGCCGACACGATAACGGCGGCGGCCAAACCGACGATCACATCCGCCACCAAGGCTCAAAGCTCGACCTTGACCGGCTGGACTATCGATATCCCTGCAGGGTCGGTTCTCAGGTTCAACGTGGACAGCGTCAGCACCTTCACATCCCTGAAGGTCATTCTGTCAATCAGGAGGAAGTGACATGGCGTCCGGCGACACGCTGATGGCATTCATGCCCGAAAACAAGCAGGGACCGGGGGCGGGTAGCGCCCCGTTCGACGTAAGGAACGACATCCTCGTTCTGGCCTTTGACGGAGGAACGAGCGAGGCTGCCATATTTCGAGGTATACTCCCGAAACACTACGCCGGCGGCGGGCTAACGCTCGAAATATGGTGGATGACAATCGCCGTCACCGGTGATGTGGTATGGGGCGGGTCTATCTCGAGAGCGCAGGCAGGAGGGGCCGATCAGGACGCCTACACCTTCGCGACGGAGCAGCTCAGCGCGGCGGCCACTGCAGACGCCACAGCGGGCAAGAAGGTCAAGAGCACGATAACCTTCTCGTCAGGCGCGAACATGGACGGCCTGCAGGCCGGGGAGCCCTTCTTCCTCAGGGTGCAGCGGAAGACCGCGGACGCCGGCGACACCATGTCCGCGAACGACGCCCAGCTGGTGGAAATGCACCTGGCCGAGACCTGAGCCATGGCCTACTATTTCAACGGAGCCACAACGCACCACCTGGACCGGGCCGATGCAGCCATCCAGACCTGGCCGATCACCCTCCATGGCCGCATAAGGCTCTTGAACCCCGCGGACGGGCTCACCCACGCCATAGTGGGTCTATGGGAATCCTCATCCAACAACGGGTTCCGTATCCTCGTCGAGCTCAACGGCGGCGTCATGAAAGCACGCTGTGGCTCCAAGGCTGGCGGTGTAGCCTCGAGCGCAACCACGACGAACTCCATAGGGGATTCGAACTGGCATTCCGTGGTGGGGGAGATTTCCGCCTCCAACGCTCGTCAGGTATGGCTCGATAATGCTGGAAACGGCTCGAACACTACCAGCCTGTTCCCCGGTACACTGACCAAGACGACCATCGGGAGCATAGACAACGGAGGGTCCTACAGTTCAGGGGCCGGGCACGAGCTGGCTGACATAGCCGTGTGGGCTGGGACACTGACCTTCGACGAGCGAGAGGCCCTTAAGCTTGGTGTGTCCTCCGAGCTCATACGGCCCGACCTGCAGAAGCTTCACGCCCAGCTCATAGGGACGCCCGCCGAGGATCGCGGCGGACCGTTCTCCGTAACCGGTGCAACCGTGGTGGAGCATCCCAGCGTGTTCCTTCGCTCTCCGAGCAGGACAATCGTCAGGCCCCCACCCGCAACGTTCAACTACAGTCGCACATTCTCACAATTCATAGGTTGAAAGGATATATTATGAAACGCATTCTCGCACTCTGCCTTGCCGCAACCCTTCCCGCATGTGCCGCGCTCAATGCTCCGCTGCCCGCGCCCGCCGCGATCGCCGACAGGACCGTCCTTGACGAGAAAGCCGCACTCGGCGTCGAGCTGGCCTACCAGGCTGCAAATCTGGCAGCGCTCACCGCCAGCCGCGCCGGGCTCATCAGCGATGAAGCCCGCCCCCGGATCGCCGCGGCCGATGCCAGGGCCTATGCGGCCGTCCTCGCCGTGCGCCAGGCCTATGACGCCGGCAACGGTGGATCCTACTTCGAAACCGAGGCCCGCGCCCGCGCGGCTCTCGCCGAATTCCTCGCCCTCATCAAATAGGAGACGCCCCAATGAAGCTGAACCTTGAAACCATCCTCGGCATCGTCGGCCAAGTCGGCTCTGCCACGCCCGCGTTCGAAGCACTGTTCGGCCAGGTCGTGAACCTGTTCGAGCCCGCCGACCAGGACACGCTCAAACAGGCCTACGCCGCCGCGCGGGTCGCAAGCGACGCAGCCCATGGCACGCTGCAGGCGGAACTTGCGGAAAGGACGGGCCAATGAACCCCCTTCGCAACGCCCTTGCATGCGTGTTGCTGGGCGCATGCTCCCAAGCAGCTCTCGCCCAGGCCCAGGCCGACGAGCCCACCCGCAACACCCGCGTGATCATGGCGGGCACCGTCACCACGCAAAGCATCAAGAACGCCTACCTCTCCGGAGCGCGCGACGGCACCACGCCGTTCAAGGGCGCCCTCACGGCCTATCGGTCGCTCGCCATCCCGAGCAGCGACGAGTTCATCGCCGTCAAGGCAACGCTGGCCGCCACCCAGGCCGCACTCGTCGCCGTCCAGGCGGAGCTTGACGCCTGCCGGATTGTGAGCTGCGTCCCTGCGCCACCGCCACCGCCACCGCCACCG